GCTACGAGTGCTACAAATGCCTCTACAAGCGCAGGAAATGCCTCTACAAGCGCAACGGCTGCTGCTGCTAGTGCTACGAGTGCTGCTGCCTCATACGACTCGTTTGATGACCGATATTTAGGCCCTAAATCAAGCGCACCATCTGTTGACAACGATGGCAACGCTTTGTTGACTGGTGCTTTGTACTGGAACACATCCACTAATAACTTGTTCGTGTGGACAGGTTCAACATGGACTAGCGCAGCGTTTACAGCTAGTGGATTTGCAGTAACTGGTTCTAGCAATACATTCTCAGCTAATCAGATTGTTTCTGTTACTGATAACACAAATGCTGCTGTTCGTATTACTCAGTTAGGTACTGCTAATGCTTTGTTGGTTGAAGACTCAGCTAATCCTGATTCAACACCAACTGTTATTGATGCAAGTGGTCGTGTAATTGTTGGTAACACAGCAAGTGTTGGTAATGGCGAACAACTGCAAACAGTTAATGCTGATACTGCCTCATACCGAGCAAGTACAACATTAGCACCCTCTGTTGCTTTGTATCGTGCTAGAGGCACTATTGCGTCTCCTACTGGTATGTCAGCAAACGATAAAATGGGTAGGATTGTTTTTGGTGGTTACACAACTAATACTGCTGGCTATGTAACAGACCCACTATACACGCCATACATTGCTGCTGTTTATACAGATGATAATGCTTTTGGTGGAATTATTGGTGGCTATCTTGCTTTGTACCCATCTGATAAAGATCAAGGAACAGGCCCATCAGTAAATATCAAATCACAAGGTTTGGGCGGTTATGTACTGCTTGAAACTAATCAATTGTCAGTTACTAGTGCTTATAAAGAAGGTGTAAGAACAGCTAATACAGGCACTGCTTATGCAATATATTTAGACATGGGGACAATTCAACTGCTTACTCTAACTGGTAACTGTACATTTACATTCCCAACAGCAGTAGCAGGACAGTCTTTCACAATGCTTTTAAAGCAAGATGCAACAGGTTCACGCACAGTAACTTGGCCTAGCTCAGTTAAGTGGCCTGCAAGCACAGCTCCTACAATTACATCTACTGCCTCTAAAGGTGATAAGTTTGTATTTGTAGGTGATGGCACTTATTGGTGGGGAAGCAATGCTGGACAGAATTACCTGTAAACATGAATAATTCTTACGTTTATACGCTAGTTGACCCTCGTAACAATTTGCCATTTTATGTTGGCAAGGGTGTGGGTAGGCGTTGCTTTTTCCATTCTTGGGAAGCCAAAAACACTAAGAATATTTCACACAAACTTAGCAAGATTAGACAACTTCATAAGAATGGTATTGAAGTAGTTATTTGCAAAGTTGAAGAAAACGTAAGTGATGAACAAGCCAAAGATTTAGAATGTTTGTTAATTGAGGAAATGCGTAATATTGGCATTAAATTAACCAACATGACGGATGGTGGTGATGGAACATTAGGTTTGAAGCGAACGCCTGAACAGATTGCAAAATCAAGACATGTTTGGACTGATGAGCAAAAGGCAAAAATTAGTGCTTCTTTGGCTGGTAGCAAACATCCTCTTTATGGAAAGCCTTGCTCTGAAGAACGAAGGCAAGCAATCATTAAAGGAACATTGGGCGTGAAGAAAACAACAACAGAAAAGATGTGTAAACCTAAGCGTAAAGAGCAATGCCCGCATTGTGGAATCTTTGCTTCTGGTGGAAATCTAGCTAAGTGGCATCTTGATAAATGCAAGGAGTATGACAATGTTCTCGTCTAATAATTCGCAAGTTGCTAACGATGTAAAGTATATTGAGGATGTATGTTCTGTTTATTTGCGAACAGGTACTGGCTCAAGCCAAACAGTAACAACAGGCATTAAAGAAAATACAGGTGCTTTAGTAATTTCTAAGTCACGCTCTGCTGCAACAGATTGGGCTTGGTATGATACGTTCCGTGGCGCTACTTATGATTTAGTCTCCAATTCAACAGCAGCTCAAACAACACAATCGCAAGGTTTAACATCTTTCAATACTGATGGGCATACATGGGGTACGTTAGCCAAAGTAAACACTAGCGGAGCTACTTACGTTGATACTGTATTAAAACCAACCCCAAAGTTCTTTGATGTTGTGACTTATACGGGGAATGGAGTTTCTGGTGCTGGTGGTGGTCGTTTAATTAGCCATTCGTTAGGTTCCAAACCCGGATTTATTATCGTCAAACGCACCGATAGCACAGGTGATTGGTTTTGTTCATCTCGTCAAACAGGAACGACTGATTACATTGCATCTGATTCTTTTTACAGTAGTTATTTTTGTTTAAATCGAACGAACGGAAACGGAATCGGAATTGGGGAAAGTTACATTGTTCCTAACACAACGCAAGTTGATGTTGCAATGATGGACTACACACAAAGCCTTACAAACATTAACGGCGCTTCGTATATCATGTATGTCTTTGCCCACAACGCAGGAGGCTTTGGTCTAACTGGTACAGACAATGTGATTTCGTGTGGGTCTTATACAGGCAATGGGTCTTCAACAGGCCCAACAATTACGCTTGGTTATGAGCCTCAGTGGGTGATGGTGAAGCGTATAGACAGCACTAGCAACTGGTTTATGTTGGACATCATGCGAGGCATTCCCAATACCCCCGGAGTAGCCGCAGGTAGTGCGTATTTATTTGCAAACACTTCAGCGGCAGAAGATTCTGCTTATGCGCCTTTTGCGGCATTAAGCGCAACTGGGTTTTCGCTCCTTACAAGCAATGCTAATTTAAACGCTTCTGGAGGAACCTACATCTACATAGCCATTCGTAGAGGCCCGATGAAAGTGCCTACGGATGCGACTAAGGTGTTTGCAATTGATACTCGCAACGCAACCACACCATCATTTGTGTCAAACTTCCCAGTTGATATGTCAACATATAGGGCAAAGTCAGGTTCAGACTGGTACATGCAGTCTCGTCTTACGCCAAACTATTTGTTTACAAACTCAACAGCGGCAGAAAGCGCAAGCCCTGTGTTTTCAGCAGACCAATTTGCGTATAACAAGGGATGGGCTTCATCTGGGGCAAGTATTCCTGACTTGTTTTCGTACATGTTTAGACGCGCCCCCAGCTTCTTTGATGTGGTTTGCTATACAGGGACAAGCGACTCAGTCGGAAAAACAGTTAACCACAACTTGGGCGTAGTGCCTGAATTGATGATCGTTAAAAGTAGATCAGCGACAAATAGCTGGGTTGTATATGCGGCTTCTTTAGGAAACACAAGTGGCTTAGTCCTTAATGGAACTAATGCTGTGCTGACGGGAAGAAGCGATTTCTGGGATAGCACAACGCCTACATCAACTGTTTTTTCTATTGGGTCAACACTTAATGCCAACACAGTAACGTGGGTTGCCTACCTATTTGCCACTTGTGCAGGTGTTTCCAAGTGCACCGCGTTTACTGGTACAGGAACACTACAGACTATTAACTGCGGTTTTACTTCGGGCGCGAGGTTTGTCCTCATAAAAAGAACTGACTCTACGGGTGATTGGTACGTCTGGGATTCAGCACGAGGGATTTCATCATCAACAGACCCATATCTTTTATTGAACTCTACAGCCGCAGAAGTAACTTCAACAAATTGGGTTGATACAACATCAACAGGATTTCAAGTTACAGCCGCTTCAGGTAATAACGTTAATATCTCGGGCGCATCCTATATAGCGTTTGCTGTGGCGTAGACATGAAGTACATTGACAACAATGAAGTCCTGAGGCTGTTGCAAACGCACAAAGTGATAGCCGTAGACAGTCGCAAAGTAGTCAATGACACTTTCAATAACAATGTCTGGGAAATTGATGTAATGGTGCTAGATAACGGACAAGCCGTTGGCATTGAAAGCGGTGCAAATTATTGGCTGATAGAGCCGCAAGACTTTAAGGAGTAAAAATGCAAATTCGTTTACGTTCAAATGGGCAAGTCATGTACGAAGGTGAATTTCGTGCATTATTCCCAAACACTTCAATGCCACAACAACTGTCAGAGGCTCTCATCAATGAGCTTGGTGCTGATGTAGTATTTGAAGGCCCACAAGCTACAGGCGGTACTGTTTACCAATACTCTCAAGCCTCTGGTGTAGAGCAAGTAAATGGTAAGTGGTACACAAAGTACATCTTAGGCCCTGTCTTTCTAGACCAAGTTGTAGATGGTGTAACTACTACTGCTGCTGAACAAGAAGTGGCTTACAAGGCTCAGAAGGATGCTGAACAGGCTAAGTCTGTTCGTGCTACTCGTGATGCTAAGTTAGCTGAGTGTGATTGGACTCAAGTAGCTGATGCACCTGTTGACAAAACAGTATGGGCTACATATCGTCAAGCCTTGCGTGATGTAACAGCTCAGGAGGGCTTTCCTTGGACTATTACTTGGCCTGATGCACCATGAACGATGTAAGCCACGAGCAAATCTACGAGCGTCTAATTGCTGTTGAAAGCAAGGTTGACCGCATTGATAACAATACAAAAGGTCTTGTAGAAGCCATTGATGCTGCCCAAGGTGCGATTAAAGTTCTTGGTTGGATTGCTTCTATTGCCCAACCGATTCTATGGATTGGTGGCGTTATTGTTGCTGCTGGTGCTATCTGGCAGACTTGGATTAAAAAATGATTGACTGGGTCGAGGCATTTATTGCAGCGGCCTGTATCACATCGCTTGTTATCTTTTGTAGCTACATGATAATTTTGTGTTTTCCTTAATTTTGGCTGTATCTATTGAATACAGGTGTGTTAAGTGGGTTTGGGTTGGTGATGTTTACAACCGAAGAACTTACTGTATTGAATGGAAAAAGGTTGAAAAGAGATGATTCCGTTAGACCCATTAGCAGCGCTTGAAGGCTTACAAAAAGCCATTGGTATGGTTAAGAAAGCCAGTAAGGTCGCAAATGACCTAGCTGGTCTGACTCCCATGATTGGCAAGATGTTTGATGCCAAGAGTGCTGCAACTAAAGCGATGATTCAAGCCAAGAGCAAGGGTGGCTCTAACATGGGTGCTGCCTTGCAAATTGAGATGGCTCTCGATGAGGCAAAGAGGTTTGAAGAAGAACTCAAGATGCTTTTCCAAGCTACTGGACGTGCAGATGTTTGGCAAAAGATTAAAGCTCGTCAGGCAGAGATGGATCTGGCTGACGCTAAAGAACTTAGCGCACTAAAAGCACAGGAAAAAAAACAGAAGCAAGAGGAGCAAGAGCAACTAGAAATGGTGATACTTATTGGAGGAATTGCCCTCGTTCTACTTCTCGTTGGTATCGGCATAAATGAAATGATGGATTTCTGCCAAACAACTAAACGCTGTGGTCGATGAATGAGTATCAGAAACAATTTGATTTGTTTCTTAAAGTATTCGTGCGAATGTGTGTCGCATGGTGGGTGCTTGGATTTCTCAAGTTTCTGCCTAACGATTTGTCAGACAAGATAGTAAATAAATTTCTAGCTTACTTGGGACTAGGATGAAAATCACTACTTATCAAGCCAATGCAAAGATGCTATGGGAGGCTCATAGGGTGATACACCAACAAAATATGCAAAGACTTGCTGAGTTAAATCGTCAAGCTGAACAACAAACCAAAGCCTATGAGGTTAAGACTCAATGGGTTAAGGCTAATTCTGTGGATGTGATGGCATGAGATATTTACTCTTATTACTTCTGTTGACTGGCTGTGAAGACAGGTACAGGTATTTTTGCCAAAACCCTGATAATTTTCATGCCGAACAATGTCAGAAACCTAAGTGCTTGTTCACCCAACAATGTCCTGAGTACTTAGTAGCCCCTATTTTGGAGAAAAAAGTCAATGACGTCCAACCAGAAGCCAAACCTAACAACTGAAGAATTTGAAGTCCGAGTGTGGGGCTTTGTGGTCATTGTGGTGACCTGCATCTTGTGCTTTATTGTTATCGCACTTTTGTACTCTGTTACTTTTGTAACACAGCCCATCAAAAGCATGGCCCCGATTGACCAAGCCTACACCAAGATGCTCAACGACATTGTTCTGCTGATTGTTGGTGGTATCGGTGGTGTGATGACTAAAAGAGCAGCAGGTGCAGCAGCAAAGGCTTTTGGAAGCCCACAGCCTCCAATGCAACCAATGTGTCAACCAATGGGTTTTAACGGCTCTATGGGTGGTTTTAATCAATCCTATGCGCCTCCACAATCTGCTTATGGTTTGCCTAGTCAACCATTCGGTGCTATGCCAGTTTGGAAGAATTCAGAACTAGATGAATCATGGACTCCTCCACCTCCTCCGACTACGCCTCCAGAGCATCTTGAGGATGATGGTGAGCGTGAGGAAATTGCACAAGCAAGAAAAGAGGCTGAATGATGTTACCTATTCCTTGGTTGATTGTTGGTGTTCTCGTTTCCTTGTTTGGGACTTACAGGGTAGGGCATCACTATGGATGGCTAGAGCGTGATGGTGATATGAAAATAGCCATTGCCAAGAAGAATGATGAGGCTCGTCAGATAGAGCAAAACATGACTGAGAAACTTAATCAACAATCTGCCAAATTACAGGAGGCTAATAATGCTATTAACCAAAAAACTACTGCTCTTGCTGTCGCCAATCGTGCTGGTAAGTTGCGCCTCTGCCCCACAAGTAACATACAAGCCTCCGCAAGTCCCTCCACTACCAGCGCAGATACAAAAGCAACCAGTCAACCTGACAGACCGACTGACACAGCTTCTGATGCCGAAAGAGCAACCATCGATGCCATCGCAGAAATAGTTGCGGCTGGTGATCGTAATACTGCTGCACTCAATGCTTGTGTTGACTCATATAACGAAGTAAGGAATCTCTTAAATGGTAAACAATGAGCAATTAAAACAACTACATATTGGTGAGCAATGGGTTGACGCATTGAATGAGACTTTTCAGCGTTTTGGTATTTTGTCGCCTATTCAACAAGCATCATTCATTGGTCAATGTGGACATGAATGTGGTCAGTTTAAAGTCTTGGAAGAAAACCTAAATTACAAAGCTGAGACTTTGATGAAGTTGTGGAAGTCTAGGTTTCCAACTATAGAAGTTGCAAACGAATACGCTAGGAATCCTAAAAAGATTGCCAACAAAGTTTATGCATCAAGGATGGGAAACAGAGATGAATCGTCTGGAGATGGCTATCGCTTTCGTGGTCGTGGGTGTATTCAACTTACTGGTCATGCTAATTATTTTCATGCTGGTCAGGCTTGTGGTGAAGATTTTGTAATGAATCCAGACCTTGTTGCTACACCCAAGTATGCAGCAATGACTGCTGGTTGGTTCTGGTCAACTCACAAGTTGAATCAGTATGCTGACTCTCGTGACTTCTTGATGATGACTAAAAAGATAAATGGAGGCATCATTGGTTTGGATGACAGAATCAAACACATCAATCATGCCTTGGACATTATTGCTTAATCTTTCACAAAAACTCCGCTTGGCAGTAAAGTTCCTGTGCGATTTTTTATGGTGTCGTAGGCTGATTCCATGCAACTGACTAAGTTAATGTCATGCAAGGCGCAGTAGTTAACCAAGCAAACCATAACGTCACCAACTCCATCAATGATGCCATCTTTGTCTTTCTTGATGGTTGCATCTGCTAACTCACCTAACTCTGACATAGCTTTGAGAAGCTGAGTTTCTGGTGTGCTATTAGGAATGATTCGTCTAGCTTCAGACCATTGGATAATTTTCATTTCAACATTTGCGTAACTCATTTGATAACTTTCATAACTCGTTGCTTCTTACCAGAGCGTCCCTCTCTAGTGCCTGTAATCTCAATGTAGCCTTTGTTTAACAAGGCACGATAGCGAGGAGTGATTGATGAGTAACGATGCTCTGGCAATGCCTCAAGTACTTCATCTGAGATACACCCATCAGGAAAGCCTTTAATAGCCTCATAGACGATTTGTTCTAGCTTGGTGCTATCAACTGCTTGCGCTGCATCTTTAGACGTTTGTGGACTATCTTTCCTTGCCAACTTAAATGGTGGTGAGCCAAAGAACTTTTCCATCTGGTCTTTTATTCCATCAATGTAGTTCATCATTTTTTCCTTTTGGTGAGGGTACTGGCGTTCGTCCGACATTGCTGTCCGTTTTCCCCTCGTAAACTTAAAATGGCAAGTCTGAATCCTCAAACTGCTCTTTAACCTTTGTTGGCTTTTTCGCTAATGAAGTATCAGCGTTCTTGTTCTTTAAAGACAGAGACATAAACTTGTTCCCATCTTTGCTAACCTTAATCCAAGCAGAGAGCCAGTACTCTGTCCCCTCTACATTCACAGACCCTTTGTAATCAGGAAACTTTGCATCGTCTTTTCGGTCATTCTTAAATAGTGAGCCTCGATTTGTATTGTCGTATTCCATTTAAACTTCCTTTGCTTTCTTCAATGCGCTACGCACTTTGCTAGGCAAGAGTGTCCATAACGCTATCTTTTGTGAATCGTCTAATTTCTCAGACTCTAACTTAACCCAAGCATCCTTGGTATTTCCCTGTTCGCAACTAGCAATCAATTCAATTGCTAATTCCTCTAGGTATCGTAATTCCTCAATCGGAATATTCTCTGTTGCGCCTTGTGTTGGCGTAATGATTACTTTCTCTTTGATAGGCGCAGATGAATCCAGAGCATCATGCTCAACAATTTCCATTGCCGTCATCCAAAGATACCTACGCTGATATGTTTCCACAGCGCCTAGATTCTGGATTGGATGCGCACCTTTAAGGTTTGCCTCAACCATTGGTGAAGTAATAACGATGTTAGTGCCATCGTCAACGTCTGTAATTGTAAGGCTAGCAATTTCAGAATTGTATGAGATAACTCCACACAAACCATTTGCATTAAAAATTGCATTGATCTGAGGCAGAAAGTCGCCCAGTTCAAAATATTGGTAGCCCGCATAAGTATTTTTGCCAGACTTTTTGAGTGACATTTCTTGCAAGATGATTCTTGCTTGCATTAACTTCTTATGTACCATTTCATTCTTCCTTTAAATATTCTTCAATCATTGCTTCTTTGTCTTCTTCATATAGATCGCTAAACTCTACAAAGTGGTTCTCTGCACAGCATGAGCCGTACGTCTTAGGTTCAGTACAGTAAACACAATACAAGCCGTGTGATAAGTCCTTGATTGCGTCTTCTCTGGTCATTGAATTCTTTGAATATTCTTTGCTACCAACCATTTGTCGCCAAGTTTAAGAACTGCTCTTACCCATTTGCGTTGGTTGTACTGGTTGACTTGTTGTGGGACTAAACTGTTGTTGTACAGTTGACGAGCCTTGCGTCTAAGTTGTTCTGTTTGCATTAGGCTCTCCATGCCAACATAACACCCCAACCACCAAAGATGATGATTGCCAATGTCCACTCAACTAGCGTTTGAATAATCTTACTTTTCATTTTGATTTCCTTAAAAGCACCCACTTACGAAATGTTGTGGGCTGATGTAAGTATAACAAGAAATAAACGAAATGTTGAAAATATTTTCACAAAGCGTTGAAATTATTCAAAATGTTGTTATGATGCAACTATGAACAAACTAACCGACAAAGAACTAATTAACTTGCTTGGTGGGCCAACAGTCCTGTCTAAGCGATTAGGTTTTTCCTCTAGCCAGCGAGTACACAACTGGATAACCAGAGGAATTCCTGCTTCAATTAAATTGGCTTATCCAAAACTATTTCTGAACAAAAAAATCAAATGACACAAGAACAAGTAATTAACGCCCTGCAAAACGGCCCATTAACTTCACACGAGGTTGCTAACCTGACTGGTATGCCTCAAGCTACAGTATTGTCAACTTGTAAGAAGTTGCGCTACCAAGGTAAACTGACCACAGAATCTGTCAAGGTTGGAAGGTGTTGGGTTGCAAAGTACACGCTATCAGATAAAGAAATACAAAAGGAAGACAGCGACGTAAAAATCATCTGTGGAATTAAAACTTACGGAATCTTTACAAAAGCTGAATATGCCGTGATGAAGGCGCAAGCAACTCGATTGTTTGGCAAAGACTTATCTAAAGGTATTTCTAACCATCAAAGTATTTGATACAATCTGCAAAAGACGCTTGGCGGCGTTTCACAGTGGGGTTACACATGAAGTCTGCTGGTACTGTGCCAGTCCGCCAACATCCGCAAGGGTGAGACTTCAGGTGTAGCCCTTTTTTTTGGGCTTGAAAATGGAAAAATATGGGTTTGTGTATTGTTTAATGAATGGAGATATGCCTAATCTTTTTAAGATTGGATGCACTTCAAAATCACCACAAAATATAGCGGATGAACTTTCAAAAGCGACAGGCGTTCCATCTGAATTTTATGTTGTTTGCTATATTGAAGTTGAAAACTTTAATAAAGTTGAGCAACTTTTTCATAAAAAATTAGAAGACTATAGGTCTAATAATCGCAGAGAATTTTTTAGTGTTAATTTAGAAAAAATAGTTTCTTTGTTTTTTTACTATCCAGATTGCATATCTTGGGTAGATAGGATGGCTTCAGAAAATATTGGTTGCAGACCTTGGGAACTTCAAAACCCATTTTTGGAGCAATGATGCACTATTATCAACATCACATTGGTGACTTTATAAAAGCGACTGCACGACTGTCTGACACACAGGCGATGGGTTATTTGCGTTTGTTGTGGATGTATTACGACAGCGAAAAACCTTTAAATAAAGATGTTGAAGTTCTTGCATTTCAGATTGGTGCAACAATTGAAGACACCGAATTATTGTTAAGAAGTTTTTTTGTTTTGCGTGAAACTGGTTGGCATCAAACACGTTGCGATAATGAAATCCAAGACTATCGAGAGTTTTTAAACAAAAAATCTAACGCAGGTAAAGCATCTGCTGAACGTAGGAAGAACAAAAGTTTATCTCATGTTGAACAGGTGTTAAACAGTAGTGCAACTGATGAGCAACTAACCACTAACCACAAACCTTTAACCAATAAACCAAAGAGAGATAGCGCAACTAGCGTTGCTTGTCCTGATTCTGTTTCACAACAAGTTTGGAATGATTGGATGACAGTTCGCAAAGAAAAGAAAGCCAAAACATTGACTGAAACTGGTTGGAATGGTTTTGTTAAACAAGTTGAAAAAGCAGGTTGGTCACTTGAACAGGCGATTAGTCATTGTTGTTTAAAGCAATGGGTTGGCTTTGAAGCTGCTTGGGTTGCACCTAAACAAAATCCTGCTGACATTGTGAGGCTCACAGTTCCATCAAAGAATGAGCCTGACCCTGCACTTGAGAAAATTAAAGCTGACGAAAAAAGGGCTGCGCCTATGCCTGACCACATTCGTAAATACATTTCAGAAGTAGTGAGGAAAGCATGAACATTTATCTTATTTGTAAACACAAAACATTTACAGACTATTTTGGTAATGGTATTTACAAAGAATGTTTAATTGTTGATGTTTTGCAAAATAAAACAATAGCAAATTTATGTGTTAAAGATTTAAATAGTAGGTCAAAAAAATATTGGTATTGCGTTAAAAAAATGGTGGTAGAAATATGAATTACTACGAAGCAATGAGACTACTAGACAAGGTGCGTGAAGGCATACCTTATCCACTACACCTGATAAACAAAGCATTGGAATTGACTGGTGACTTATGTATTCCAGACGAAATATAGAAGGCCCAAGCGATAGGATAATCATCGAGCAGGCAGAAGCTCGGGAACTTTATCGTAATTGGGAATGGTCAAAAAATCGTGACCTGATTCGAGCAAGACTAGAGAGAGCAGAACGAATCTATGGCTCTGGTGCTAGAGATAGGATTAGGTCATATATGGCACAAATGCGAGAAGGAAAACTGGAATGACATTTATCGTCACATTTAATGTTGATGGCAACCCTGTTGGTAAGCAAAGAGCAAGATATGCCAAGCGTGGAAACTTTGTCCAAACTTATACACCAGAGAAAACGAGAACTTACGAATCTTTGATTAAAGACTCAGCAAAGCAAGCAATGGGGTCTTCCGAGCCTTTAGAGACCCCTGTAAGCCTTTATTTATACATCCGAGTGCCAATCCCTGCATCCGCTACAAAAAAGCGTTTGGAGGCCATTGCTAAAGGTGATGAAAAACCAATCAAGAAACCTGATGCTTCCAATATTCTTAAAAGTATAGAAGACGGAATGAATGGAGTTGTTTACAAGGACGATTCGCAGATTGTGAATATCCATGTGACTAAGGTTTACTCAAGTCAAGCTGGTGTGGATATTTGCGTCAAGGAGTGCCTTGAATGAAAGCGCCTTACAAAGCCATTGAGTACATCATTGAAAATTCATGCAAATATGCAGAAGCTAAAGCACAAAGAATTTACCTTGAGGAGTTCCGAAAAACTAAAAAGGCTCTGCTGATGAAGGATGCAATGGCTAGAGGGATAGATTCTGCTGTTGCTCAAGAGCGTGAAGCCTATGCACACCTTGAATACGCTGACCTGCTCAAAGGTTTGATGGTTGCCATTGAGAAAGAAGAAACCTTAAAGTGGATGCTTGTTGCTGCCCAGATGAAAGCTGATATTTGGAGAAGTGAGCAAGCAAGTGAGCGTCTTGGCGTAAAAACAACAGAGTAAAAATATTTGTAGAATTCAACAAAATGTTGATACAATCACTACAGCCCAAGCAATTCGCAAGGGTACTTTTAAGGACTAAGCAATGAAATACGAATTTGACACAACTGTTGGTGAAGGCTCTGAAGTTGTTACTGTTGTTATGGAATACGACACAGACGAAGAAGGAATATATGGTGAGAACATTGAAGAAATCTGGTTTGAAGGCCGTAATGTGATTGGTCTGTTTTCTGCTGTTCAGTTTAAAGAATTAGAGATTGAAGGCTGTATGCGTCTTTCTAAGCATATTTTGGATGAGGCAGACCATGCTTGTTCTGTTGAATACGATATGGGTGATGTATGAGCATTAAAGTTATTTACTCAGCATTATTTTTGATGATGGTTGTTTTTTGGTCATGGGTTAACTGGTTAGTTTGGAGTAATTCATGACCAAAGACGAAATCATTGAAATGGCTAAACAGGCTGGTTACAACGGGCCAAACATTGCTGTGTTCACAATGCAAGACCTTGAAACCTTTGCCAAGCTAGTTGCAGAAGCCGAGCGTGAGGCGTGTGCAAAGTTATGCGAGGACTTATCTAAGGATATGACTCCTATTGCAGAACAAGCGGCAAAATCGTGTGCAACATTGATAAGGGCTAGAACAGCATGAACATCACGATATATGTTAAATCAGGTTGTCCAAATTGCGTGACAGCTAAGAATCTACTTAAGACTTTGAATCTTGAGTACAAAGAGATAGACATTGAAGTTGAGGGTAGGTTTGCCAACTTTGTGGCCAATTATCCAGAAGCCCGACAAATGCCACAGATATTCATTGGTGACCAAAGAGTAGGTGGTTTGGCAGGATTACAGGCTGCTTTAAAGAAGTTAGGAATGACATGATTGAAGCTATTGGATATATGCTGATTGGCGTGTTTTTTGCATTGCTTATTCCTTTTCTTAAAGCATTTGCTGAAGTTACATTGAAAGATAAAGAATGACCAAAGACGAAGCATTAGAAAGAAAAGCCGAGAACGCTAGAGAGTTGGGCTTGGACTATGAGCCACTAAAAGCGAAGGATGAGCCTGTGGCAAAAGCAATTGCAGAGCAGGCGTATGAATCTGGTTATTCAACTGGCTTTATGGATGGCGCTATTAAAGCGCAAGAAGCGAATTGCGAGCCAACAAGATGTACACCAAACTGTGAAACGCTACTTCAAAAGTTGGTTACACAGCGAAAGCCGCTATTTGATGAAGACACACAGCGTGCTTTGGACATCTATAACAGCAAAACACAGCGAACACCGCTATCTGATGAGGATATTAGGCTAGCCAATCATCACATGGTTTGTGGTGCATATGACTATTCATTTAAACAGGGAGTGCGATGGGCGGAAAAAGTGCACGGAATTAAATGGGAGTGGGAAAAATGAGCAAATGCCAATGTGATTTACGAACCAAACTTGTAGGCGATGGATGCCGATACTGCAATGCTCAAGAGTACATAGACAAGTTGATTGAATCCCTTGAAGAACAGCGCACATGGGTAGGGCTGACGGATGATGACAGGGTTTTAATTAAACATGATGCAAATTACAACCAATTTATGACAGCGGGTGAATATGCTGAAAGGGTGCAATTGTTAACCGAAGCCAGATTGAAAGACAAAAACACATGATGCCTCAAATAGATATTGGTGCAGTGCACTCAACACATAAGTTCAAGTTTTGTACCAAATGTGACACACCCAAACCGCCTGAAGGTGGGATTGAGATGGGTACTAAATGGAACTGTCAGTCTTGTTGGCTCAAGCGAATCACAGGAGTTCACCTTAAACAAAACCGAATAGATGGAGGAAAAAATGGGCAAGGGCGATTCACCAAGACCATTCAATGTAAGTAACGAAGAATATTCAAACAGATGGGATGCCATCTTTCAAAAAAATGAGAAAAAGAACGAAGCGCAAACATTGGAATCTGATAGATGCAGTAACCCATGCGATAGTGGGAGCAGCGATAACTCACAGGGACAAACTGGACAAACTGAGACTTCTTGAGTATTCAGCACTAGACGCTATTACTCGTGGTCAAGGAACAGTACAAGACTGGCGTACTCTAGTTGATGTACTAAATCTATCAGAGACTATGGGTAGAGCAGGTGTGGGTGCTGAAGTCCTACCTGTATGCAAGAAAGCCCAAGATAGCCTACATAAAGCTGCTATGCGTTACCAAGAAACCATGCGCATGGGATTAGATGGAGAAGGCATAAAAGCCATCAGAGACTTGATTGAATATGCTGATTTACAACAGTCTAGTATCCCAAGAAGTGAGTTTGAGAAATACATTCAGAAAACAAAAGACTACATAAAGTCACATGGCGACAAGGTGGTAGAAATTGAATAACAACCCAACTAAGCGTGAGAGACTGCATTTAGCAAGGATTAAAGAGCTTCCTTGTGGTGTATGTGGTCAATCTGGGCCATCAGATGCTCATCATATTAAGCAGCATCACCAGTATCTTTGTATTCCGCTATGTAAGGATTGCCATCAGGGATATAATGGCATACATGGCACTAAAGCGTTGTGGAGAATTAGAAAACTCGATGAGCTTATGGTGCTTAACGAAACCATAAGGAGTATCACTGGTGGCTAAAAAAAATGAACTTGGAAATATTTTTGAAAGTTTAACTGTAATTTCAGAACAAGGATGCAATAGTTCTGGGCAAACAGTTTGGTTATGTAAATGTGTTTGTGGGGCTGTTAAAGCTGTAGATGGCTCTAGTTTGCGTCTTGGTAGAGTAAAGAGTTGTGGCTGTCAGTCTCCAAGATTTACATCTGAAAGAATGTCAACTCATGGTTTATCGAGAACAAGAACATACAGAATTTGGAATGGTATGGGCATGAGATGTAGCCCTAAAGCCAATGGTTCTGCAAGAAAAAATTACTATGAAAAAAGCATAAGAGTTTGTCAGGAATGGGAAAGTTTTGAAAACTTTTATGCTGATATGGGTGAATGTCCAGAAGGCTACACGCTTGGTAGGATTGACGGAAGCAAAGGATATGAATTAAGTAATTGCAGGTATGAAACCTATAAACAACAAGCTAATAACACATCTAAAAACAAAAAAATTACTTATAAAGGCTTAACTTTAAATGTTGGTGAATGGGCAGATATGCTTGGCATTAAACAAAATACATTGGTTTATCGTTTTAAAAGAAATTGGCCTACTGAAAAAGCCCTTGCAAAACTTATTGGTTAAGGCAAAATGACAGCACCAAGTTGCCATTTGGTTTCCTTAGAGAGATTTGCGTCTCTCTTTTTTTTGTGAGAAAATGACACAAACTCCATGAGGACTGTTATGTCTGGTTTGCTCGCACCACAAGCTGCTATCACTATTGAAATTGCCCAACAAGAGGGCGAAGGCATGATTTCCGCAGAGGAAAATGCAAAAACTCGCACTTTCTTGATGGAAAACTGGAAT